TATGTTATTAAGCTTATAGTATGAAATTAAGAAATAACTGGAACACCTCAAGAAAGCAGTGGGATAAGTTGATGATAAGATTGAGATTATCCAGTTTAGACTTGTTCTCACTAGAGATTGATATATCAAGAGAGTTTTATCTACTTACTATTCTAAATTTTACTGTCAAGAATAGATAATAATATACTAACTACTGTAATCCAGGTATTTTGTATACCTGGATTTTTTATTTAAACATATCTAGTTTAAACATAAAATTGTATATTTGTCTAAACTTTTAAAATATATAAAATGGAAAACATGAACCAACATGAACCAGAAATGGAATTAACAGCTGAAGAATTAACAGAAAGAAAAGCTGAAATGCTTAAGTTCTATGAAGATTCTCTTCCTTATTTAGATGCTCAGTTAAACTATGAAAAAAAGCTTGCTGAGATAGATGAAGTAAGATTTAGAAGAGCACAATTTCAAGTGCAAATGGCTATGATGATGAATCCTCAGAACCATGAAGAATTTGAGGAAGAAGAAAATGAGAGAGAAGATCTTGTTCAAGATGAAGTACCTACACCAAAAGAAAGAAAGCTTAAAAAACAATAAACCATGGCACTTGTAAACCAAGTACAAAAAAGGGTTAAGATGCCTAAATGGGATGTTGTAAAATTTCAGATACTAACTCATTGTTATATTAACCGTATAACAATGAGTGACTCTGATTTAAACTGTCTTACACTGCTCAGTTTTAACCAACCAATTGAACTAACCAATTTTTGTTATGATGCATCTTCTGAGGAAGAGTGGATTTTTAAGACACCTCAAACAGTAAGAAACTGTATTAATAAAGCTGAGAAAAATGGTCTAGTAATAAAAGATTTAGATAATAAAAAAATAATCAGCTTAAATCCAGATCTGAAAGTTCAAACAGTTGGAAATATATTATTAGATTATAAATTCTTTGGTCAAAATGATACCCAAGAAAGCATCTAGTTTATACAAACAAGTAGCAGAAGACCTGGATCTGGATGAAGTACTTATAGAAAATTTTGTAGATTTTTATTACAAAAAGGTAAGAGATTGTATGTCTAACTTAACACATCCAAGATTAAATATTGATGGTTTAGGTCAATTTATTGTAAGAAGTTCTGCTGTAAAAAAAGCAATTCCAAGATTTAAAAAGTCTTTGGAAAATCATGACACATCAACATTTGGAGCATACTTTAATAAAAAAAGAATTGAGTTAAAACTTGATTTACTTATTGTACTAGAACAGAAAATTATTTCTGAAGAAAATAGAAGAGAAACCTTTATAAAAGAAAAAGATGAAAAATACACTAAAACTAATTTGGGAGAACAGGAACCAAATAATTGAAGGAATTACTAACTCTGTTATTAGAGATGAAACAGTAGAAGAGATTGCTAGACTTAGATATTCTATTTGTGAAGAGTGTCCAAAAAAAGGTAAGAAATGTGCTGTAAGAGGTACAGCTCCTTGTTGTAATGAATGTGGATGCTCACTTAATTTTAAAACAAGATCTTTATCTTCATCATGTCCATTGGGTAAATGGGAAGCTCTTACTACAGAAGATAAAGAAGATGAGTTAGATGCATTAGATGAAACTAAAGATTAAACATGAGTATAATATTTAATGCAACGGATCATAGCTATAAAAGCTTAAGCTCAGAAGAAAACATTAGCTGGACTAGTGTTACTTCTGTAGTATCAGCTTTTAAAAGACCTTTTGATGCTAAAAAAACTGCAGAAAAAGTTAGCAAAAATAAAAAGTCAAAATGGTTTGGCATTGATCCTGTACTTATACAAGAGATATGGACTAATGAAGCAGATAGATCTACTACTCTAGGGACATGGTATCATAATCAAAGAGAAGATGATTTATGTTCCTTAGCTTCATTAGAAAGAGAAGGTGTTACCATTCCGGTGTTTAAACCATCTGGTGAGAATAATGGTATAAGAATAGCACCAAGTCAGAAACTAGAACCAGGCGTGTATCCAGAACATATGGTCTATCTTAAGTCAGCAGGCTTATGTGGCCAATCAGATTTAGTTGAAGTAGTCAATGGTAAAGTAAATATCACTGACTACAAGACTAATAAAAAGATAGATATGGAATCTTATGTTAACTGGGAAGGTATGGCAGAAAAAATGCTACCACCGGTTGATAACCTAGATGACTGTCATTTCTATCACTATGCTCTACAATTGAGTATTTATATGTATATTATATTAAAGCATAATCCTAAGTTAAAACCTGGGAGAATATTTATACATCATGTTATGTTTGAGGTAGAGACTGAAGATAACTGGGGATATCCTGTAACTAAGAAAGATGAGAATGGAGACCCTGTTATAAAAGAAGTAAAAGCAATTGCAGTACCATATTTAGTAGATGAAGTACAAGCAATTATTCACTATATGAAAGATAATCCAATTAAAAAGAAATAGTATGATTATTAAACTATTTGACATACAGAATAATATCATTGTACCAACAGAACACTGTTATACTCTTAAGGCACTTAAAGATATTATGGATGATTACCCGGATGATTACCTTAAGATATATCAGTATCTCTTTTACATGACATGCCCTAATCCAGATATGAATCCTTTCTTCTATACACCAGATGTAGATAAAGAGAATTTAATTATGCAACAGATAGAAGGAGAGTTCTCAACAGAAGATGATGCAATATTCACAGCATTAAGATTCTGTGAAAGAATGTATGAAACTCCAACATCCAGAGCATATAAAGGTATTGCATCTATGTTAGATAGATTAGCAAGATATATGGAGACTGCTACCATAACTACTGGCCGGGACGGAAACATGAACTCACTTATTAGTGCAGCTAAGAACTATGAGGCTATAAGACAATCATTCAAAGGTGCATATAAAGACCTTCAGGAAGAACAACAAAGTAAAGTAAGAGGTGGACAAGGACTAGCATATGACATGTAATGAGTGAAATTTATCAAGACATACCAACTTATGACAATGGAAACTGGACAATTACAAGTTTTGAATCCAGAGAAGAGTTCAGTAACTTCATCTTTGGAGTATTTAAAGAACCAGGTAAGTACAACTTCAATGAAACTACCAATAAAGTTTTCATATCTGAGTCAGTCAAATTTAAAAAAGATGGAGTATACACTACAGCTCCATTTAAATCAAAAGACTATATAGCTTATTGGGATGACCAGAAAGTTAAATGCCGTAAAGGTATAATAGTAAAAGACAAAGATAACACATGGTTTGTAGCTAGAGAATACTACATGTGGTTAAACTTCTTACCTATCTTTGACAAAGAGATACAACAGTTTGGTTTTGCTAAAATCCGTGATGCCCAGTATCATTTAGCACTTTATGAGCTATTAGCAGAACTTAATTATAAACACTCTGCTATACTTAAGAAAAGACAGATAGCTTCTTCTTATTATCACATGGGTAAGTTAATTAACCAGCAGTGGTTTGAACCGGGGGTTACTCTCAAGATGGGAGCTAGTCTTAAAGATTATATTAATGAGAAAGGTTCTTGGAAATTCCTACAGGAATATGCAGCTTTTCTAAATGAGCATACTGCATGGTATAGACCAATGTCTCCGGATAAGGTCATGATGTGGCAACAGAAGATTGAGGTAAGAAAAGGAGATAGAAAAACAGAAGTTGGTCTTAAAGGTACTATACAAGGTATGTCATTTGAGAAAGATCCAACAAATGGTGTAGGGGGTCCAGTTAAGTACTTCTTTCATGAAGAGGCTGGGATTGCTCCTAAGATGGATCAGACTTATGAGTACATGCGTCCAGCCATGAGATCTGGACTTATTACTACAGGAATGTTTATTGCTGCAGGATCTGTGGGTGATCTATCTCAGTGTAATCCTTTAAGGGATATGATTCTCAATCCCTTATCTAAAGATATATATGCTGTAGAAACTGATCTTATTGATGATAAAGGTACTATAGGTATGTCAGGTTTATTTATTCCTGAAC